CCACGGCCTCGCCCGCGAGATCGTCCCATTTTTCGCTCATGCTGACAATTACACCGGGCGATTTGCACCGGTAGCCGTCCCCGTCGCCGCAACTGTCAGAAATTGCCGAAATGCTATCCCATGCCCGCATGACTGCGCCCTCCCCGCTCTGGCAGTCAAGAGCGATAGCGTTAAGGGCTGCAGCCTCTCGGCGGCTGTCCGTAGTCTTTGCTGCTTCGGCTGCGTAGTGACCCACTAACTTTAGCATGGTGGGGTTGCTGTCGAATCGCTCCATGAACGCGGCGTAATCAGCCGGGGAAAGAACGCCGGTTTTCATCAGCTCAAGGGCGTTATTGTCGATTGCGTCAGGGTTTGCAATATTGGCGGCGCGCACTGCCTGTTCCAGCTCTGCGCGGATCGTGCGGCGCGTGGCCTTGAAGTTGTCCCAAACGCGGGCGCTCACCTCGTTAAAGGTGGCTTCTGCGTCATGCAGCTTTAGCGCTGCGCGGGCTGTTCTCACCTGCTTTTCCTCTGCGCTGTCTCCGGGCTTCCATGCGTTAGCGTCACGGCTGGCCTGCTGCGCCTCTTGGAGTGCGCGGAAAGCGGTGTTGTACTCGCTGCGGGCTTCTTTGAAAGCCTTGTCGAGCTTTCGGGCGTAAATGTTAAACTCGCTCATTTCTTCGTTTCCTTTCTGCTGCAAAAGAGGGTGCAGCGCCCATTCTTATACATGGCGCAGGTATCACCGCAAGTCAGACGTGCAGGGAGAGGGCAACGTTTGTTTGCCGTTGCCGTTCCCGGCTTGCACTTGCCGTTTGTGTAAAAGCTGCAATCGCCCTCTTTGCATTCGGGGTATAGGCTGTTCGAAAAGGGGCAATCCTTTTTCGGCTTGACCGCCTCCGGCTCGGTATGCTTGCAAATAACCGTGCCCGCCGGAACCGTCCCGACAGTCGTTACAATAGTCGGCGCATACT